TAATAGCGATGTACAGCGAAAAAGGGGGTGGCATGCTCTACTTTCTGGATACAGACCCTCACAGGGCGGCACGTTTGTTGGCGGATGACGATATCCGTTCGGCAGACGCTGTGGGGGTGCTATCGGCCTTGGCGCGGCAGATGAGAATCACGGTGGCTTGCGACAACCTCGCAACCACGATGGAGTTGGTGCAGTGGGCTCGGGGGTGCAGGAGCAATCTGGACTGGGCGATTGGCTACACCCAAGAGGTGATGAACGAACACTTGCACAGGTTTGGTCGGCTTCATGCGGCAGCGGTGCAATGGGCCAGTGTGTCGGAGGTGGCGCCGTTGCTTCGGCAGAGAGTGCCGGCACAAGGGTGCACGATCCCTCCTTTCATTCCGAGCGAAGGAGCGGAGCAGAGTCATCTTGCGTTTTTGTTGGTGCCCTATGTCACCCGGTGGCAGTGGTTTTATGGAAGGAAACGAAGGGGAGCAGCCTACACGAAGAGAGAAGTGCCAGAGTTCATTGAAGAGAAGCGAATTTCGAGGGAGCGCAGGCGAGTGCCTCGGCCGGGCTCCCATGATCGGCGGAAACAACTGGAAGGGGAAGAACAGCATGGCGCAGAACAACAGCAGACGTGAAGTGGCAGAATTGTTGGAGCGGTCGTTGGCGAGAGCCAAGGCGCTGCATGAGGATGGGTACCGGGTCGGGGACGTATGTGGGGTGGTCGTCCGGGAAGGGGAGATCGTTCTGCGGGTCAGCTATGAGGTCTGGTTCTTCATCAAGGCATTCAACTACAGTCATTCCACACCGGCTACAGTTGTTGATAGGCGCTCGGAAATCGAGGGTTCCCGGGCGCACAATCCTTCGTCCGTCTAGGGGTTAGGGTAGGCAGGGGCGGTAAGGTGGTCATGGTCAAAAGGCTGTAAAAGGCGTATAATTGGGGGCAAATGGGGAGACCGGTTTGCCCCCCTTTTTGTGTGGTACGAACGGAGGATGGTATGGGTAAAACACAGCTTGAACTGCAGCAGGCGGCGTTGGACGAGGCGGATGAATGGGCGACGAAGTCCATCACCACGTGGGCGGATCTCTACGGGATGATTCATGGGCGCATGAATGCGTTTCACAAATCCCCGGATCGTGCTTCGTCGGAGATGGCGATATTCACGATGTACGCGTTCGTGCTCGCGCTGGAGGCATTGCCGGATGAGGGTAACGCCTTGGTCATCGCCAAGAAGATGAACCATATCCTGTTCATGGAGCCGGAGCGGATGGGGGCGATACTCACTGTCGTCGATCAGGAGGATATCGAACGCACGGCCAAGGTACTGTCCGCGCTCGGCAGGATGATGTCGACCCATGGCGAGACGGTGGCGGCTCAGACGGAAGAGCCGGCGGCCGGGGACAAGCCCGCCGAAGCCCCAAAGAAGATGCTGCACTAGGCGAGGCGGAATCGTGGTAGACATGCTCGTAGGGAAATGGAGAGCTTGGCGGGAGCGGCGCGCAGAGAAGGCGGCGCGGAGAGAGTTCCAGCGCGGGTACGACTACGCAAAGAAATCGCTGGAGGAGGGATCAGAGAGCCCTTTGTGCCTGCAGTGCTTCGTGGATATGTCGAAGATGTTCCACGACTACTCAAACTTTGACCGAGGCATAGAGGTCGCAATAGCGACGGCGATCGCCGACGGCCTTGTGGTAGACGACCGCAACAAGTACTGAAATCGATTTCAAAAAGAGGAAGCCATGGATTGCCCTGTACCCCAATGTGGCGGCGACACCCGCGTGGTGACTACGGTGACCGAGTACAGGATCGTTATTCGACGGCGGCGTTGCGTCAAGTGCGGTACGAAGTTCGTCACCCGGGAGCGTACATTACGTATTACCGCAGGTCCAGAAAAAGGGGGGGAAGATGGACAGGATACGCCGCACGCGCTCGCCAGCGCCCGAGCCGTCGTCTGAACGACGAGTCACGCGCACCCGCATACCGCAAGCGAACGAGCCCTACCCGATCAAATGGGTGAAGTACAAGACATCCCATTGCCTGTACATCGGTAGCGTATTGTTCGGGATCGTGGGGTTGTCGACACAGCCACACATTGGCAAGAAATGGTCAGGGCAGACCCACCTACCCGGAGTCTGCGGGCCGGTTGCTTTTGGGGACAACCCGGCTGTAGTAATGCGAGACACCAAAGCCAAGGCGCTGGAGTGGCTACAGAAGTTGCATGGGGAGGCGCCACCCCCTGAAGGTATACCCACAATAACAAAGGTACGGAGGAAGAAGTAATGTGGTTCATCGACAGGTTTCGGCGTGGGAGCAAGACCACAGAAGTGGCGGAGCCGCGTCATCGAGCCGGGGGTATCGTGCCGATCTGTGGCGAGGTAGCCGAACATGGCTTTTGGCTTCAAGACGGGTGGCCCTGCCCTCTATGTGCCAGCATCCGCAGGCGGCAGCAGGCCCCTGAGAGGCGGCCGGCCGATACCTTGTCCCCGAGAGAGCAGAAAGACCGGTACCACGAGGACCTTGCTCGCGCCGTGGCGGACCAGATCGTTGAGCGCCTGCGCAAGGAGGGGATGCTGTGAAGATACTCACACGTTGCGATGAGGAGAGTGTCCCGAAGATCGTGCAGGCTATCTTCTATCGGTATGCGGACATGATGTATGTGATCCATCTGTTTGACGAGACAATGATCGATATGCCCGCAGAATTCCTAACGCCGGGACTAGGAATGATGGAGCATGCGCGCGAGACGGATACACAGCAGGCAGAAGAGAAGTTTCTGGCGCTTTACCCAGTCATCCGGGAGGGGCATATCCATGGCGATTGACCCTACCACTGTACGTATTTCAGAGCACTTTTTGCTCTCTGACTTCATGATCTGCCACTCGATGATGGTAAATGGGTACAAAAACCCCTTTTTGGACCCCAAAAGTACCAAAATTGCAGAGATTATGTACCTCTGCGACACCATTTTGGAGCCACTTTTGGTCGAAAAAGGGCCATTTTCGATCAGTTACGGGTACATTTCACCCGAGCTGAGCACCAAAATCGTCAAATATCAGGACCCAAACAAGCCCTCGTACCACCTGTGGAACGCCGGTGCGGCGGTAGATATCTGCGTTCACGACCATGTTTTGCGGGAAAAGGACGGTGCGCCGATCTATTTGGCCCACGAAATCGACTCAAATTACGTGTACAGCCGCATGATTACGTACTCTGAAAGCCCTTTTATCTGTATTGCGACCCGACTTTCCGAGGAAGATGGCGTCTGCCGGGCCGCTTTTTACGAAAACCGGTACGAAGGCAAGGCCAAGGCCAAACCCAAGTACGTAACCTATGGGCCGAACCGGGCGATGCAGAAGGCTACGCACGGGTTGCTGCATGACTGGCACGGCGCGGGCTACCCTACCTACCACGGAGGGGGTTTGCGGCAGGCACAGCACGTCAGGCTGGGGCGCTACGCGATGTTGCTGGATTTTCTATACAGCACCGCATGTGTGAATGAGGGGAGGAGGAACATCCCGTCCCCGGACGTGGAAACGAGGCGGTCGTTCTACCGGGCGGGCAAGGCGTACAGCAAGATTCTCGAAGTGACCGGACTCAAGCGGATGTCCATCGTCCGCGCTTACGAGTCTCCGCTGTCTTTCGAGAAAAGTCCGTACAACTGGGAAGATGGGTTCATCTTCCAGTGCGTCCCGCCCGAGAGTGCGGACCACAATGAGGTTGCGGAGCAGATTATTGAAATCGATTGCAAACATTCGGTCGGCGTAGATAACCGCACGAGGACCATCACGATTGCCGGGAGGTAAGGTGGGGATGAAACGGCAGATATTCGTTAGAGGGCGCCCCAAGGTGGCTCCCGCTGAGGTGCAAAAGACACCTTCCGAGGAAGTGGGTACCCTAGACCTGAGCAGGGGCCAGTGGCCCACGACGATAGCCGTGGACTTAGCGGCAGGGCCCGACAGGACGGGGTGGGTGAACGTCACCTCAAGGAGTGCTATTAACTTTGGGGAGGCAATCCGCGCCGATGGCGGCCGGGGCGCCCAAACGATAGTTGACCACTTGCGTGCCCTCCCCCCCGTTAGGCGCCTGAATGGTGATACGCCTTTTCGCGCTACCCCGCGCCCCCTAGGGGAGGAGCCTAGGCCAGCATCTACGGAGGCGGAAAGGGCGACGGTAGAGGCATTCCAACGACTGCAAATAGACACGGATCACAACAGCAGCTTTTTTCCTTTTATGCCTCGGCCTGACGGGCCAGTCTCAGCATCGGGGGCGCAAAACACCGCTATGGACATGCTGCGTGAGGAGCAGTTTACCCGGCAGCTAAATAGTTGGTCGGATCGGAACATCCACGCCACGGTACTGCGTGTGGAGATAAGGCACAACCCTAGACAAATCGGGGTGATCATTACCTATCTACGGTATGACACGGATACCGGGGACCATGCCACGCGCAGCGCCTCGGTGGAGATACCGATTGATGTGCTGGAGGAGCAGCGTATTCCAGCGGGGCGTATCCGGCAGACGGTAGTGGAAACTCTGCACAGGCAGAGAATAGGGCATATCCACATACCCGTACACGTACTGGGTGGTGATTCCATTGGATAACTGCAGATACACGCGCGAGATGGCTAAGTGGGGGATATGCGCGGCCCGAAAACCACAAGGACACTCGTCGCTCAGCAGTGTTGTGTATGTCGTCGACGGGGAGGGCAAGGGCGCATGCAAGATTCGATTCACTGAAGCGTTCGCGGACGCGGTCGGGGTTGCCCTCCCCCAAGGAATCAGCCCGATACACCCAGCACACCTGAAGGTGATGCAGGCCGGCGACGCGCTGTGGAGAGTTTTTGCTTTCTACATCCGGGAAGAGAAGGGTGTGTTGCTATGGGAAACAGAGACTAAGCCGGCTTGGCTGAAGCAGATAAAAAGGACAGATCATGGAAAGAGTAAGAAGGACAAGGCTGGCAACGGTAGAGCCCCCCGCCCCGCGTCAGCGGCGGGCCGCGATTCCCTTAGAGGAGAGCTTGTCGGACTGCGATCTACCCGAGGAGGACGAGTCGGCGGACGAGCCACAGGAAGGTGAGAGTGAAGTTGATCAGTGCGCCCGTATCATTGCCAAATACAACGCAAAAGCGAACACCCCGCTACGCGTCATTCGGGCCTTCTGTGTGAGTTGTATGGGTGGCTATGTCAGGGAAGTCGCGCGATGTACTTCCGAGAAAACATGCGTAATGTACCCGATGCGCATGGGTACCAAGGGCAAGAAGTAGGCGTTCAGTGGTAAGAATGAAATCGATTTCAAAGGAGCATCATGAGAATTGTGTCGCTCAACACACAGGTTAAGTAGGTTTGCGGGCTGGCCGATTCGGACCTTACGGACTGGGAGGCGGGGTTTGTCGCTACGCTTTCGGAGAAAACCAGTGACGGCAGGGATGTGTCGGGCTTGAGTGAAAGGCAGATCGAGGCGGTAGAGGGTATCTAGCAGAAGCACTTCGCGTAAGGAGGGGACGACGATGGATAACGGTGAAGCGGTAGAACTTATGGTAGAAGGTGGTAAATACACCTATCGGCAGGTGGGTGGCCGTCAGGAAGTGTTTCGGTATGGGGAGACGTGGAGGGACGTTACGGGGGACAAGTTCATCGGCGCGATGGCTGATGAGATCCTTCATCTTCGTGCGGCGGTAGTATCCGTATTCGACCATGACTATCCGCCGTATTTTCGGCAGGGCTACCCGGTACATGAGCTGGAGGACCTGACCACGGCAGAGCAATGTAACGGAATGGTAGCCGAGATCGAAAGTCTCCGCACCTACAACCTTGTTCTTAATAGGCGCCCCGCCATTCCCGGGAAGTTCAAGATGGGGGATACCGTGCGCAAAATCAAAGGCTCACAATGGAGCGGTAAAATCGTCGGCACCTACTCTACGGAATTCACGCCGGAAGGGTACGTCGTCGAGTCCAGCACCGCGCGGGGGGCAGTGCATACATTCCCCGCTGATGAACTGGAACATTGCCCGGCACGTTGATGGGGAGCGAAGATGCCTCGCTATACCTTTGACGTAGTTAAGCGCGTATCTGTAACGGTAGAGGCGGACAACGAGTCGGCGGCCCGGGAGAGGGTTACAGATGATCTGTCATCGGGGATGTATGAAGCACTGTTCGACCACACCGCCCCTACCCTCCACATGACCAGTGAGGGGGTTTTCGTGGAGCGGCGGAAGATTCCCTACGTACCCCGTAGAAAAACCCCTAGGCACGCCCATAATCGTAGCCATACCAGAATACACACTGCATTGGAGAAGTGAGATGAAGTCGCTTGTGATTTACCACGACAACTGCCTTGACGGGTTCGGCGCAGCCTTCGCCGCTTGGACTGTGCTCAGAGACGAAGCCGAGTATCTGCCGATGCAGCACGACAAGACCGAAGACTGGTTCCACTCGACACAGTGCGAGGACATCACCGGGCGAGAGATTTACATCCTTGACTTCTCGTTTAAGCAAGATAGGATGGATTTCCTGTTCCGCGAGGCCAAGCGCGTCGTGTGGCTCGACCACCACGCGTCCAGCCTAGGCACTGCGGAAGAACTACCGATCAGCTATGTGCATGCACACGGTCGACTGCAAGGTGGCAATGAAGCGGGGAGCCTTGTCATCCACGACAACAACAAGAGCGGTGCCTATCTAAGCTGGGAGTATTTCCATCCCGGCACTGAGATCCCGATGCTGATCCAGCACATTTCGGATTACGATTTGTGGCAGTTCAAGCTCGAAGGAACCAAGGCATTCAACAAGGCGCTTTGGAGCTTGGCCCCTTGGAGTTTTTATCAGTGGCAGACCTGCTTTTTGCCATTTGACGACAGCGTGGAGTACCACTCCGGGTACAGAGCGTTCATCAACGAGGGCGAAGCGATCCTTCGCGCCCACGAGCAGAACGTCGCTTCGGTGGTGAAGGGTGCAGCGCGGGAGTGCGTGATTGCCGCTTTGCGTAACCCTACTACATTAGGAGCACCCGGCCATCCGTGGAAACAAAGGCCCGGTGTGGCACATGTAGCCGAAGCGGCTGGACTCGCTGCCAACTGCCCGCCGCACCTGTCCAGCGACGTTGGGCACGAACTCGCCGGCCAGTCCAGAACCTTCGGCCTTTGTTGGAGCATGGACAAGGATGGCAAGGTCAAGTGCTCACTCCGTTCGAACGACGACTATGACGTGAGCGCGATCGCCAAGGCTTTCGGCGGGGGCGGGCACAGGAACGCAGCAGGCTTCGAAGTCGATATCGAAACGCTTCTGGGGTGGTTGAAATGAGAAAAGTAATCGTAAGCCAATTCGCAGCAAGAGACATTCCAAACTCAACGAGAAAGAAATACGTGATGGAACCCAAAGGGGAGGCCCTGTTTCACCAGTTCGGCGTCTGCTTTGAGGAATTCGACGGCGGCCCGGGGAACTACTCGACTGCGATTGTTGAGTGGCCTGATGGGCAGTTGGAAAACGTGCCAGTTGATAGGGTGAAGTTTGTCGATCCAAGTGAAGTAGGTGGCCGAAATGATTAAGGCTATTCAACTGCTGCAGATGCATGCAGCAGACCTTCGCCGCATGACTACGCCGAACGCGCACACCATCACTGAACATGCCGCCAAAGAAAACGAGAAGCTGGCCGACGAGTACGAGATGGCCGCTCAGATGCTCAGGCAGATGCACAACAAAGCCTTCGAGGAAGGCATCCTCGCCGGGGTACAGTCCTTGGCGGAGAGCTGCAAGAGGCGGAGGGATAGGCCGAAATGAGTGACGATGCTAGTGAATACGAGGAGGCGTTTAACGCAGCATTGGAAGAGGAACGAACGATGACAATCCATATTGACGATCCAGAACTTGACCCTACCGACTCCCCGACAAGGATATTCCTGCTTGCGGAGTATTGGCAGCGCGAGGCATTGAAAGCGCGGGCGGAGCGTGACGAGTGGGTTACGAAATGTGCAGAATTGAGTATGACGCGAGAACGATGCGCCGCCTCGCAGGCAGTCCGTGAATTTGGAGAATGCAGTGAGCCAAAACCCTAACAAGCCCTTCGACCTCGGGGATATGCCGTGGCCGGCATCTAAACCCGGGGTAGTCGACGTCGCATGCATCGTTCTTCCAGACGGTCAGACGATATGGGTAGAGGACCCTAACGTCGAACTGGTAGAGTCCTACATCCGTGGGTGGCGGGAGGCCCTGCCGCAATTCTTGAAAGACAGATACGAAGATGCGAAGGTAAATCTCGGCGTAGTGCATATCCGGATGCTACGAGAGGATTACTTGAGAGCGGTAAATGGAGGGTAACATGCAAGGGCCCGCTACCTGATAGCGACGAGTACAAAGCCGCCAGCACGATCCGAGAACGAGGAGAATAAAGGTGACCAAAGCGAGAAAAGTAGGCGTGGTAAGCTTGGTGGGCGGGACCCATGATGGTGAGGTACACACTACATATGCGTATCAGAGGGTCGCGTACCTGCAGAAACGCATAACGATGGAGGAGTCCAAAGCTCTGGATATAGACGGCGCTATCGCGTGGAAGCCTCCTGAAGAAGTATATAGAAAAGGAGAAGACGGGCGGTTCTACTACTCTAGAACTGTCCATTACCGTCCTGACGATGCACTTGGAGAAGAGAATGGGTGAAGAACGCTTCGTGTGCCACTCGTGCCATCAATCCAAGTATGTCAGCGTACAGGTCGCAGACCACCGTGGCCGGCACGTATGTAGACGATGCCATGACAGGGCCCTCCTGATGCTGAATGCGGCTACCATCATGGTAAAGAACGGCACCAGCCCTTGCACTTTTGCCGCCCGGCGACGTGGCGCGGCAAAGAGCGTCGGCAGGGCGTACCTTAAAGGGGCGTTGCCGCCGGGGGCGCTAGACTAGACCATCTGGTAGAATTGAAATCGATTTCAAACAAGGAACGATTGTGTCGAAGATATACCGTATGGTAGTGGGGCCAAAGTTTGTGGATCACAAGGTAGAGATCCCCGGCGGGCAGGTATGTGTGGAGCACGGGGGCATCATCCTCGCCATTAGTATTAAAGATGACGGGATCGAGCTTCGCTGGGGGGACGACCGCAGCCTCACGCCACGGGTGGCCATGGTACCTACCTCGCACAATACTTTGCTTCTCCCCAAACTGCGCAATGATGCCAAGATCAAGACCGTACCGCCGAGAGAAGAAACCCAACCCGCGCCCGCTGGGCGTGTTCGCCGTACAAGGAGTGGAGCATGACTATCGACTGGAAGTACAAGATCAATGCCGTAAATCCGTGTAGCAAGAACACACATACGGAAGAGGACTCGATCCTGTTTCTCGCAAAGGACAAGGCCGTGCCCGCGATGCTGCGCACCTACCTTGCCGAGTGCGAGCAGCTTGGAGCGAACCCGGCGCACCTTGAAGCAATTCAACTGCTGGTCGGCAGGGTCGATGCGCACCAGCAAGACATCGAATCCAAAGTACCCGACACCGATCTGCCTTGTGAGATCCGTCGATGCGTCGAGGGGGAGGGTGTGAGGGATATCCGCGCCGCCGGCGGCGCGCCAGCCGAGCAGGACGAAATGTGGGAGGCCGCCTACGGACTGTCACCGTGGTTGTCGGCGGCGCTCGACGACCCGAAAGTGTGTCAGCAGTACAAGGATGCGATCAATGCATGGTTCAATACCGGTATGCCGTGCCCCGTGACGTATGAGTACCTTGATAGGGTGAGGGACCACCTTACCGCGAGTCTAGGTACAGTTGAGGAGCTGGTCTTTGACCTACGTCCGATCGCTGCCGCAGAGGAGGATGAACGGCATGCCTCTTTCGGGGCGGTGAAATCTGCGAAGGTAACTGAATACGGATGGCTGGTCGAGAACGGCAAGAATGCCGGGGAAGGTTTGGCGTACCGCTTCATCAACAACGACAACGGCGGGATCTGGGATTGGACCGAAGACCATAACAAGGCGTTGCGTTTTGCCCGGCGCGAGGACGCCGAGCAGTTCGCACACCATGACGAAGATGCATGGCGGGTCGTGCAGCACGGATGGGACTGAATATGGCGCCAAGCGCGTACCCATCACTTTGTAGATTGACCGAGGAGTAGAAGTGAAAGAACCAATCAAGAACTGCGTGATCATAGGCATCGCCGGCAAGAAGCTGGCGGGCAAGAGTACCGTCGCCCGGTATCTGCGAACCCGGCACGGGTTTACGGACAAGGCAGCCGCCGACCCGATGTACGACGCACTGGGTACCATGTTCGGGCAGGACTTCCGGAGCGATTACTGGCAGGCGAATAAGGACACCGAGCCAGTCCCCGGCGCGGGCGGCAAGACCCTTCGACAACTTCTGCAGACGCTGGGGACCGAATGGGGGCGGGAAATGGTTCACGAGGACCTATGGGTAGGGCTACTTGATACACGCATCAGGGACTACGCTAAGAGGTGGAACCCTACCGGCCCCGCAAGAATCGTCATACAGGACGTGCGCCTATACCACGAGGTGTGTTGGGTCAAGCGGCACGGGGTGCTGGTCCACGTGAGCAACCCGCGCACCGAGGTCTACGACCCGCACAGCAGCGAGAAAGGGGTCGATCCCGAACTTGCCAGTTTCCGTCTTCTGAACGACGGCACACATGACCATCTCTATGTGCAGATCGAACTGCGCGCAGAGAAGCTAGGACTGAGGGGGTAGGATGGAATTCGACCACCTTACGGAAAGCGACATCTTGGCGTTCTTCCAGTCCCCCCAAGGTAAGGTAGTGCTTCAGGCCGCGCGGGGGGAGATGACGGTGGCGGAAATCTTTTCGCTCGCTAGAGAAGAGACAGAGCTTGTTCGGGCCTTTATGGTTTTCTGGGCCGCCGCCCGAGCCTGACAAGGCCGTACTGAAATCGATTTCAAAAAGAGGAAGCCATGCCGACACCGGTCGAAGAGAACGACAGCACACAGGACCTTCCCGAGTACAACGATTTTGGGCGAGGGGTTATGTCGGTCATGTACGGGCCCGCAAATCGGTGGCCCTCTCATGTCACGGGTGACGTAGCCGACCCAGAGAACACGGTTGCGATTGTCGACGGGTCGCATACGCAGAAAATCTATCTGGCCTTCCTCGCCCGGGGCGGCCGGGCCACAGCCAAGCAGATTTCACTGGCTACAGGGATCTCCATGCGGGATTGCCGCAACTTCATCCATCATCTGCATACGCGCGGACTACTCGCCCAGACCGACAGCTACGAAGTAGCGGGCGGAAGGCGACATCGGTTCTGGCAGCTAGGGGCTGTTCATCCAGACAACGTCCGATACGTGTCGGGCGTACATTGCTCGGTGTAGCCATGGAGCGCATTCGTCGTGTTCGCAGCGCCGCGCGCATGCCTGCAGCGGTTGCAGAGAAGATCAAGCAGCGCCGGTCACAGATGCTGATTCACTCTTACCTGTACTACGTACGGGACAGCCCCGTGGTCTCCGACGATCAATGGCAGGTGTGGGCCAATGAGCTGACGACGCTGCAGCAGGCGCATGGGGTTACGGTTGGGTTTTACGACGCAGAGTTTGCAGATTGGGCGGGAGAGACCGGGTGCCACCTACCGCAAGACGAATGGGTGACACGCAAGGCGCTCCAGTTGACTAGACATATTGACGACCTTCAGGTCAAGGTGGCGACACCCGCCAAGGTGCGGGTCAGGAGAGTCAGAACATGAGGTATATTGCACATGCCGGCTTCGGTACGGAAGAGGACGGTAGCAGTATGTATTACAGCGCCGCCGCGCTGGCTATGCGGCACGGCGTCGTCGAGTTTGACCCCGCATCGGAGGAAACCCCTACGCAGGCGGACGACGTACACCTCTATCCTCCAGTAGGTGGCGTACTACAGGTACGAACAACGGAGCTGCACCATGATGGCGGATACAATAGCAACTACGTTTACGATGGGAGGCACGACGAGGCCGATCAGGAGGAGGACGAGGGAGATCCGGAGGAGGATGAGGACTATGACCCCCCGGTACGGTACATTCTGCACCCGGGTAGCGTGATCAGTAACCTCGATGGGCAGCTACACTATATCAGTGCCAACCAGTTGAGGAACCTATACCGGGTCCCTCGCAACGGACCCTGCGTAATTGTTGGGCAGTCAGACGAGATGTTTGGGTACGAGCAGATGCACAACGACATCCATCTGCATCCTAGGCCGGACGGGGACTACAACCTACTACACCCTTACGAAGAGCAGACGCCCCCTAAAAAGACGGCGCCCCCGCAAGACTTCAGCAAGCGAATCATACGTGTCAGACGAAAGGAGTAGGAGAGCATCATGCCAAGATATGTGCTGTACCCGGGGTGGTCCCAGCCCTTAGCAGATGGCAAGTGTCACTATGTCGGGGCGGAGGAGCTTGCCCGGCTGTACCGAGTAGACATACACCGCTGTGCAATCGCCCCGACGCCCGGCAGCTATGAGGAAGAGTGGTTTCGGGCCTACCCGGACGATATCCCCCTTCGCGTACGACACGACGGCGAATACACGCTGCCCAAGCAGTGAAATCGATTTCATAATCGGCAAGAGGGGATGGATCATGAAAGTCCGAATCATCGAGACCCGGGACGGGGAGTTCTTCCCCCAGTTCAAGCCGGGCCTGTTCAGATCATGGCGCTTCCTTCAGAAGGACGCCGACACATCCGGATGGATGCTGCAGAGAAACATGGAAACCCGGTATGCGGCAGATGCCGCGAGGTTTCTGACCGAGGAGTCCGCGCGGGCTTTCATTGCGCGTGTCCTAGAGAAAGCCCGGACGTATTATCGAAGGCAGTCGGTTGCCCGGGCGGGGCCGACGGTAGTGGCTAGGAGGGTTATCAAGGTGGAAGATAAGTGTTCTTGTAAGGGGGATGGCGTATGACTACGTACGGTAAGGACCCAGAACTGATGAGCGTCGCAGAGATCGCGGCGCTTCCGCTATGGGGGGAGGAGCATGACCCGGGTGGGTACGATGACGTGCAGATCCACTACACAAAGCGTAGACACGAGTCAGGGTTTCCGATCGCCACCATACTGGGCACTCGTGAGGGTAAATGGGGGATTATCAGTAATACCTGCGATGTTCTGGTATTTGACGGTGGAAGTATCCATGCAGAACTTCTTTCCCGCAAGAGGGGGTTGCGCTGTTGGCGCAACAACAGGGGTAGCAGGCTTGTAGTCAGTGGCAGGCAATCAACGGTACGTATCAAGTGATGGGCCCCGGGGAAAGAGGGAAGAGACCATGAGTTCGTCACGGAAACGCGCAGCAATCCGTAAGGCGCACGCGGAGGCGGAGCACCTACGGCAGAAGTTGGGGTTGGTGGAGCACCAGTACGCCATCCTGAAGTTGTTTTCTGAACTCGCGGCGGCGGATGCACAAGGGTGGCGAGAACGGTTCCCCCAGTACGAATTTCGTCGACAGGACAGTACCGTGGCCTTGAAGCCCTAGCTTACTTTGGCGATGTGGAAGGAGTACCTACAGATGAAAGACTGCACGAAATGCAAGTACGCAGAATGGGAGAGGACCACAGCCGGCCGGCTACCCCCTTCCGGGCAGGGGCGCTGCACCTACCCATGGAAGATGCCACAGCTACCCGCCTCGATGCACTGGATCGGCGACGCCCCGGTACCATGGGGCGGGTATATCTCGCGTAAGGAAGGACTCGAAACGCACTGTGCGTATTTCGGGGAGGATTGGCATGGTACAGCACTGCACGATGCCGCCGGGCAAATTCGCGGTTGGCGACCGTGTGCGACTGCGCCGGCCCGGCGAGCACGAGGGGATCAACAACCCGCGCGCGGTGCTCGAAGTTGTGGCGGCGCACTGGTTTCGGCCTCACGAGCCGCCGACCTACGTATTGCAAGAGCCCGGAGGGATCGGAGTAACGCCGTTCCGTGACGAGGATCTCATGCGAGCGCGGAAAGTGGCACCCAACGCCGTCTTAACGCGCGGCGAAGCCGTCGCCGTTGAAGGCACAGTTATGCTGGAGAAGAAGCGATGAAAATTGCGGATAAATACGCCAACCAGAAATTTGGTGGTATACGCACCATGACGAGGGCTAATGGCGCGTGTTGCAAACATAGAGACGGCTGGTACGTTACGGTCAGCTTTTGGGTATTCCGCAAGCGGGTATTTGTTTGCTCAGACTGTGGGCACCACCATGCTGCATAACCCCAATTGAACAACGCATTTTGTCGGTGAACGCCCACGCGTCACCACAGAGCCCGCTTCGGCGGGCTTTTTTTTTGCCCATAGGTTTTGAAATCGTTTTCAATTTACGTCCGGAAGCGCATTGCTACGTTCTGTCAAGCTGGTATATGATCCCTGCGACTAGGTAAAGGGGTAAATTCATCATGACAGTGGCGAGGGTGTACGATGCCGTTGTAGAAGAAGTGCATTCCGGGGATGACTTGGTTGTCCTCGTGGATTTAGGCATTGATGGGCTATTCAAGCGTGTCCGGGTAAGGCTGTTCGGTGTCGATACGCCCAATGCCTACAGAGCTAAGGCAGATACAGAGGCGGGAGATGTACGCGACGAAGTCCGCCGCCTCGCCAGTCTAGGTGCCTGTAAAGTCCATGTAATCTCTCAAGGGCGCGGTGGCTGGGTGGCTATCCTGATGGTGGAGACCGAATCTGGCCCGCCCGTCAATATCAACGAAGCCCTGATCGGTCGCGGCTACATCTACCGGGGCAAGGACAACCACAGAGGCAGTGAAGGCACGACATGACGACACGTATCCGACGCGTACGCACTACGGACCCGCAAGTAACCGCAAGGGTCGCATCCTTTGGTGTGCCCGTCGAGCGGGCGGATACCAGCCGACAGATGACTGTGGAGGACGAGTTTCAGGCGTCCGCCATTTCGACTTTCTTCCTAGCCCCGCCGTACTCCCCCACCAAGTTGCTGAACATCATCGAACGGTCCAACATGCTGGGTCCGTGTATCGATGCAATGGTGACCAATATCGCCATGTGCGGGTGGGATGTGGTGCCGGTGCATAAGGACATCCCGGTTGATGAGAATGAACGGGAGATTCTGCAGTCATTTATCGACTCGGCAAACTCCGAAGAATCCCTGACCACTGTCAATAGCAAGGTCGTTCGTGAAAACGAAGGCGTTGGCTACGGGTTTCTGGAAGTCATCCGGGACACCACCGGCTCCGTCTCCGTTCTGCGGCACGCCAAATCCAGCATTACCCGCTTGATGCCACGCCACAAAGACCCCATAAAGGTCGTCTACGATATCCGCAGGGGGCCACGAACCTCCTACGTGACGGAGTATCGGCGTTTTCGCCGCTTCGTCCAGATCGTGTCTGGCAAGACCGTGTATTTCAAGGAGTTCGGCGACCCGCGCCGGCTGAACTGCGAGACCGGGGAGTTCCATACCGAAGGCAATGTGCCCAAGGACAAGGAAGCGACCGAGCTGATGCATTTCCGGCAGGATTCCGAAGACCCGTATGGTGTGCCGAGGTGGATTGCCCAACTGCCCTCGATCTTGGGCAGCCGGGAGGCCGAGGAAGTCAATCTACGGTACTTCGAGGACAACACGGTGCCCCCGATGATGCTGACCGTGTCGGGCGGACGGCTGACGGCGACCTCGTATCGCGAGCTGCAGAAGATGCTGCAGCAACAAGGGGTGGGCAAGGATCGTCAGCACCAGATCATGCTGGTGGAGGCCGTCCCCGAAAGCAGTGGGATCGACGACAAGGGCACCCCGATCCGTCTGGATGTCCATAAGCTGGCGGACACCCGGCAGAGCGATGGCCTGTTCACCGCGTACGACGAATCCAACCGCAACAAGGCGCGTTCTGCCTTCCGTCTGCCGGGCGTATCGGTCGGGGCGTCACAGGACGCCACCTACGCCACAGCCAACGTCAGTGCGTTCGTCGCGGAGACGCAAGTCTTTGCACCGCAGCGGAAAATCTACGACGAAAGGTACAACAAAGGTCTAGTGCATCACCCCAAAGGACTGGGGATCAAGACAGTCATGCTCAAGAGCAGGGTGCCTGCGATCACCAACCCGGAAATGCTGATCAAGGCGCTGACTGCCCTGAACGTCATGGGCGGCGTGACTCCTCGTACCGCGATTGGTGCCGCCAACAGCGTGCTGCAAGCCGCCATGCCCCAGTACCCCGAGCGTGGTACAGAAGGCTGGGAGCCGTGGATGGATCGTCCTATCGCGTTTTCCATCAAGAACGCAAACAGTGATAACAGCCAAGTAGAACAGTCCGTCAAGGATCAAGGGACCAAGGATGTTGAGGCGGAAGGGGACATCAGTACGACGGCTCCTGAGCACGGTCAAGAGTAAACACGGACGTTGAAATCGATTTCAAATCAGGGAGTGGAGTATGACCACGATTTTTGTAGCCGAACAGGAAAAGAATCAAGTCCGCGCAGTGCATGACACGGCTGCCGAGCCGCCGGTATGTCAAGTCGGAGGGGTACAGTCCATCACCCGTACGGGGAGTACCGCCACTGCAACCCAGACGGCGCACGGCTACCCGTCTGGTATCGTGGTCGCTATCGCCGGGGCCGGGGCCGGGGAGGCAGAGTACAACGGGGACCAGACCATCACCGTTGTGGATGCGGATACCTACACCTTCGCAGTGTCTGGTACCCCGGCAACCCCGGCGACTGGAGACATTACCGCGTCTGCCGTTACCCAATCGCTCTGCATGAACCATCCGGCCGTGCTATTCGTCGAGTCGATTGCGGCGGCCACCACTGTGCTGGTCGAGGCATGTATCCGTAGATCGCTTGGCTGGAAGCAGGTAGGGGCGAGCTTGACCAACGCGGATAACGGCACGCTAGTACCTGTTGCTGCAGGGTATAACTTCGTTCGTACCCGGCGCTCGTCCGGAACGGGCGCGGTCAAGATCCACGCACAGCAGTAACCAAGGAGACGGTGATGTCGGGTCCAGAAGTGCGGCTACACCTCCGCAGTGATCGAGAGTTCGAGCGTGTCGTGTTTGCCGAAGTCCTAGTGCCGGATGTACCCAATACGTTCGGGGACTACTGGACCGCCGGCAAGATCCGGGAGGCTGCCTATGCCTTCGCAGAGCGTGGCTACGGTATCGATCTGGAGCATGACAAGGTGGATCGCACGGGTGGCGTGCATGTCGTGGAGTCCTTCATCGCCCGGGCCGGTGATCCGACGTTCATAGAGGGCTCATGGGTCGCCGCCATGCGTATCCACGACGATGTTGTGTGGGAGGGTATCCTGTCCGGGGAAATCAATGGATACTCTTACGAGGCACTGGTGTCGTTCCTCCCCGCCATCTTCACCTATGAGGAGAGTGGAGTCCGGGCGGGCGTTACGGAAGCCGATCTTGATGACGGACATACCCATGAGTTTCTGGTGATCGTCGACGAGGTGGGGCGGACAGTCAGTGGCGGGACCTCCACAGCAAACGGCCACAGCCACATCATCAGCAGGACCACGGTGACCGACGAATCGGCCGGGCACTTCCACAGATTCAATATTGTAAAAGGGGCGGGCGGAATATGACCAAGCGTAGCGACACCGGCGCGGCGGCTGTACAGAAGAAGGTGAACGTGACTACACTCGTCGAACCTGCTTTCTTGACACTGACCGACAAGCCAGCGAATCAGGTAGGTTTCAAAATCATTCGGGAAGACAATAAGGAGCAGAATATGACGGAGAAGACCGCAGACATCCGTGTTCGGCGGGTGCGAGCGCAGCGCAGTATGGGCCCCATGGTATCCGTGATGTTCCCGGCCGGCACCACAGAAGATGATGCCAAGAAGACCATGGACGAGTTCGGCCTGACGGGGTATACCCTGACCCGTGCCGGCGACAGTGTCGTGGCACTGCGTAGCGACCTCGAAGCGGTGCCCGCCAACGTCACCAATATCGGTATCGGCAACGGTGTGTTCGCCTCCATCGAGCGTGCCGACCCCGTGCTGGTGGCTGGCGAGAAGGGTAACCTGTCCGTCGTGGCGGTGCGCTTCGACAAGGAACAGTATTCGGAAGAGAGTGACGTTATGGCGTGGATCGAGCGTCATGATATTGACTTTCTGCCGGATGGTGTGAAGAATGGGCCCACTGCAACACTGGTCTGCCGAACTGGCGGTCCGGATGGTGAGGAAACAAGGGAAATTCAAGTCGAGGACGGTGTGACGTTTGTCATCGCCCGCGCAGACTTGGCGGATGTACCTTCCGCGTTTATCGAAGTGGTATCGGAGACTTCCTACGGTTCGTGGGGGTGGGGGCAACTGGACTTCGCATCGTGCATGGCAGACAAGGAGTTCTGCAACGCGGCGGAGGAAGCAGGCTACACACTGAGACGGGTAGCAGACCAGATTCTGTTCTACAGCCCGTTGCCGGTGTCGGTACGCAAGGAACTGGTAAGTCGTGCCGCAACGCAGTATGCAACATATATGGGTAGCCTTCTGGACGCCCTGCCGGCCAAGGTAGTTCTGGCCAATCGGTCCATTCATGAATCCAAGGAGAGTCAAGTGACTGACAAGAAGCAAGATGAAGTTCAACGCAGCGACGCCGCTGCAGCCGTCGCAGCACCCACCACCCCGACCGTTGAGCATGTGACCCGTGCCGAGCTGGTTGCTGTCGTGGCCGAAGCCGTCAAGGCCGCCATGGCTACTGTCCAGCGCACCGACAGCGCCGCCCCGGCAGCCGCCGAAGCCGCGCCGGTCGAGGCAGCCCCCGCTGCCGCCGCTGTCTCGGCCGAAGCGACCCATCTGGAGAACGTGACCCGCTCGCTGGAGGCACTGGCCAAGACCGTTGCCGGTATGGCCGAGGGTGTGGATAGCCGTCTCGGCAAGATCGAAGGGGCCACCGTGCTGCGCTCCGACGCTGGAGACGCTCCGCAAACGGTCACCCGCAAGGATGTGTTCAAGGGCATGTTCCCCAGCGTCAAGTAACACTGATTCGACTCTCACCAGATTTGAAATCGATTTCACTACAGGAAACCAAACATGACCACCAGTAATGTTGCACTCGCCCAGCGCGCCGACGTTGCCATCAGCGACCTGACCACCGATGGCGGGTATCTCCAGCCGGAACAGGCTGACGCCTTCATCGACATGATCATGGAGACGCCGACCGTTCTGAAGCAGTCGCGCCACCTCCGCATGAACAAGCCGGAGACCAAGATTGACCGCATGGGCTTCGGCTCGCGGATCTTCCACGCTGCGCCGCAGGGTTCCTCGCCGTTCGCAGACGACGACGGCACCAATGATCGCCACCTCGCCGCCGCCAAGCGTTCCAAGCCGACGACTGCGCAGATCAGCGTCACCACCAAGGAATACATGGCGGAAGTCCATGTCCCCTACGAAGTTCTGGAAGACAATATCGAGCGCGGCGGTTTCGAAGCCCACCTGATGCGTCAGATCGCGACTCGTGCTGCGGTCGACTTCGAAGAACTGGCACTGTGGTCCGATACCGCATCCGGCGACGCCGATCTGCTGCTGCAGGATGGCTGGCTCAAGCGCATGACGGCTCACGTGGTGAACAACGCTTCGGCCGGTATCTCGCCCGACATGTTCGTCAATGGCATGCTGGCGATGCCGCAGAAGTATCTGCGCGACCTCGCGCTGATGCGTCACTTTGTTACCGTGGCCAACACCATCCGCTATCGCCAGAAGGTTGCACAACGTGCCACCGGCTATGGCGACACGATGCTGCAACAAGCTGCACCGATCTTCGCGGGCGGCGTGGCCGTCGAAGCAGCGCCGATGCTGGCCGCTGCCGGTACCGGTAACGTGGGCTTCATGACCTTCCCGCAAAACCTGATCTTCGGCATCCGCCGCGACATTCAGGTTGAGAGCGTCCGTGAAATCCGTGCCCGTGAAATCATCGTTGTCGTGACCGCCCGTCTGGGGTTCCAGATCGACGACGGCGACGCAGCGGTCAAGTTCACTAATATCTAGTTCAGATGTTGTGTAGCATGCACCAAAGTGATAGGGTAGTGCTTTTTCACGGAGGGGCATGCTATGCACGGCTCGCTAGAGCAACGGTTTTGGCCTAAGGTTTCGCGTACAGGCAGTTGCTGGCTGTGGACGGCAAACCGTACTAGAGGGCGCGATGGCAGTAAGCGATACGGTCTTATTGGCGCTGGGCGGCGCGGGGAAGGGACGCTATATGCCCATCGTGTTTCGTGGGAGATCCACAACGGTCCCGTACCTGAAGGGTTAAAGGTTCTGCACACATGTGATAACCCTCAGTGTGTCCGCCCAGATCATCTGTTTTTGGGGACACAGGCGGACAATATTGCAGACATGCTTGCTAAAGGTAGGCGAAGCAGAAGCGGACCCCATCCGGGCACCGGAGCAAAGAGTAAACTGACGGATGAGCAACTACGGCAGTTGCGGATCGACGGTACGACCCATACTATGCGGCAACTCGCAGAGAAGTATGGCGTTAGTTCTGGCACGGTCAGCAACATACTGAACTACGTAACGAATCAGAATCGATAGGGGCAGGATATGACGCTTCAAGTAATTTCCGATCTGGGCAAAGGCGGGGCCGGCACGCAAGGGCAGGACGCGGGTGGCATCTTCGCAATCGCCAAGGAACTTCAGGGCTTGACCATTTCGCTGGTGACCGGCGGCAGCGCCAACACCAAGTTCGATCTGGCGGCAATTCGCCAAGAAGACACTGTCGTCAAGGCCATCAACAACGCGACCGGCGGGGTGCTGACTGACATCACCTCCACGATCAGCATGGTGGATTGCCGGGCCGCCGGTACGCTCACGCTGGTCAGTGCGGTCGCGGCGGAGACCGTCGAAGTCAACGGCATCACCTACACGGGTGTGGCCGGAGTCCCGGCGAACTTCCTTGAGTTCTCGATCGACACCAGTGACACCGCAGCGGCAGCTTCGCTGGCGGCCGCGATCAACGCACGGGAAGCCAACTACGGCAACACCGTGACGGCGACCTCGGCGGCGGGTGTGGTGACGGTTCTGGCGACGGCGGAGGGCACCGGCCCGAATGCCTACACGCTGGTCGGTGACACCAACATCACTGCGTCGGCGGCAACTCTGCTTGGCGGCACCGCAACGGGCGGCATCAAGTCCACCGGCGCCACCGACCAGATCGTGCTGTTCTGGTTCAACAAGAATACCTAAGCAGTAGCAGTATCGGGCGGTCTCCTGACGGGGGCCGCCCATTTCGTTAAGTTTGAAATCGATTTCAACAGGAGTGGTGGACATGCAAACGCTTAAAATGGTGAATGGCAAAACCTATATCGACGCCCGTATCAACAAGGGCGAGCCGGTGTACCTCGGCAACACCGTCGTGATTGAAGACGACCTCGTCGCGGAAGACGTGAAGAAGCAGGGCTTCACCGACCTGAAGGACAACCCACGCAAGTATTTCAAGCAAGTGCCCGCCCATCTTCTGCCGGCCGATGTGGAAGCCGACCCCGAGCAGATCGAAGAGGAAGAGGACGTGCCGGACGCCTCCCCGATCGACGAAGCGCCCAAGGCACCGGCCGCCCCCCGTCGCAGTCGCGCCTCAAAGTAATCGCCACGTTTTCGGGAGGTAATGATGAAGCTCGCCACACCCCAACAGGTACTTGACCTGCTCGGCATTATCAGCAACACGGGCTCGCTGGGGAATGCGGCGGCGGCGCTGGACATTACCTCCCGCATTGTGGAGGCGGCGCTGGAGACGAGGCTGGAAGAGGGTACCTACACGGACTTCTTCGATTACGAGTATTCCCGGATGCGTACCCGGTTCAGTCCCCGCATGTTCTACCTGTCCAGTCGTTTTGTGGATACCTCCATGTCGTTTGTCGTTCGCGAGGCGGAAAGCTCGCTGCCACTGCGCACGAAGGATGACGGGCTGGTCGTCGCGGTGGCCGACTACATTGTCGATCACCGCAAAGGTACTGTGACCGTGCTCAGGGACGTTCCGGTCGGCGCACACACGTTGTCTATTACGTTCAGTGCCGGGTTCCCGGCCAGGGGTACCGACAAGGTCATCGCAGACGCCCCCGATTGGTTGGTGCAGGCCGGGAAGTCTGCGGCACAGCACTACATCAACTTGAACCCGGCACATGTCTCGTCCAAGAAGATCACTGCGGTGAAGGACATCACGGTAGGACTGAAGGACCGGATCACGGCCTTGGTCCATCCCGAGCTTCGGGAACGCTACGGCATGACATTCCCTATCCGCACGGTGATCCATGACTGATACCCGCTTCGTCCGTGGAGCCTCACGGGTACGGCGACGTATCGCGTCCATTCAGGCGGCTACTAATGTCGCCTTGACTTCCGGCATGCTGGAAAAACTGCTGTTGAAGCGGGTCAAGGCTCGCTTCAATCGCGGTGTCGATGCGGACGGGGTCAAGTGGCCTCCTCTGGAGCCCGCCACCAAGCGGCGCAAAAGCTCTAGCAAGCACCAGAACCCCCTGAAGCGCACCGGTACGCTGTACGACGCAATCAAGGTTATTCAGGGTACGCATGCGGGCCTGTTCGCATCGGCGACCGGGGCGGGGTTCCGTATCGGGGTATCGGACCCGGAAGCAGCGGAGTACGGGCGACTCATGAATAACGGCTTCTACCACGTGAGAGCCAAGCGCATGATCCAACCGCGCCGGTTCCTAGGCGTAGGGGAGCTAGACCGCAAGGCAGTAGATTCGGCGCTCCGCGCGATCATCCTGCGTAGCACGATTGGAGGATGACATGGCAGCAACGATTGACCAACTGGACAAAGAGCTGCAGGGGCTGGTATCGGAAGTACCCTCCTTTGCGACCAATTGTTTCTCCGTAGTAAGTCTGGAGGACATGGAACAGGTGGTGACCGAGATGCAGCGGCCCCCGGCAGCGGGGGTGGGGTATGTGGGTGCACGGCCTATCAGTAATGCGGGAACTGCGGTAGAGTCCCGTAGCCATAGCGTGACAATGGTCGAGGCGCAGTTCCTCATCATCGTCGCGGTGCAATACAAGAACGCTGGGCAGGTCGACAATAAGAAGCAGGCAACTGACCTTCTTGATGATCTGCGCAACAAGGTGAATGGTTACAAGGGTGTCAACAGCCGGGTGTGGCGCTTCGGTGGTGAGCAGGCCGAGTCGGAACTATCGGTCGACGGGCTCGCCTTCTATTCTCAGGTGTGGCTCACGTTCCTCCCATTTTCGGGATCTTTCAACGCGCAGTAAAGGAGTACAGCAATGGCGAACAATTACTATTCCGGACAGGGCAGTCTGCTCGTAGCCACCCGCACCGTGGCGGGCGCCCCGCAGGGCTTCCTCGCGGTGGGCAACGTGCCCGAACTCACGATCGACATCGAGACTTCGATTTTCGAGCACAAGGAATCGGAATCTGGCTCGCGCCTGACCGACCTTACGATCATCAAGGAAAAGAAGGGCAAGTTCAATTTCAAGCTGGAGAACTTGTCCCTCGATAACCTCGCGCTCGGTCTGTGGGGCACCAAGGCATCCGTGACCGGCTCCACCGTGACCGACGAAGTTGTCACCGTCGCGGCCGCCGGCCTCGACCAGAAGTATGCACTGGCCCACCCCGGCGTGACCTCGGTTGTGGTCAAGGACGACGTTGCGGGTGCCCCCGGCACCACGACCTACGTGGTGGATACCGACTACACCGTCGATGCAGTCAATGGCGCCATCACTCCGTTGTCGACCGGTGCCATCACGGCTGCAGAAGTGCTGCACGTGGCCTACACCTTTGCGTCGTACACGCAGATGGACGCGTTCATGTCGTCGGCCGCGCCGGAACGTTGGCTGCGCTTCGAGGGCCTGAACACGGTGGATGACTCGAAGGTTGTCATCGACATCTTCAAGGCGCAGTTCGACCCGCTGACCGGCTACGGCCTGTTGAATGAAGACTTGGCTTCGGTCGATATGAAGGGCACGATCCTTGCCGATCCGCTCCGCACCTCCGGCTCCAAGTTCTTCCGTCAGCGCAATTTCTAATCCCCCAGTAATGCGGGGTTAGTTGGACGGGGGCCGGTTCGCCGGCCCCTTTACCATACGCAGGACCATTCAAGGTATCGGTGACACTATGGAAACGCAAACTGCCACAAATGCTGCGCAAGTCTCCGACTCGCTTTTCAATGATGCAACGGATGTACGACTGGAAGATGGTACCGTCGTCACGGTCAACAAGGTCCGGATGAAGCACAACGAGTTTGTGCTGGGGCTACTGACCAAGGTCATCGGCATTCTCGGTACGGACTCGCAAGGTAACTTGTCGATCCCGATCGGTGACCCGGTGAAGATGTTGCAATTGATTTCAAATTTCCCCAACGACATCAACCAACTGATCGCTACCATGACGGACCTGTCTGTGGAGCGGGTGGGGGAACTCGACACGGCGGAGGGGCTTGCACTGATCATGAAGATCGGTGAGGTGAATCGCGCTTTTTTTACCGCCCGGGTAGCACCGCTGCTGACGGGGATGCTGGCTCGCGCAGAAATTCCGCAAAGCGAAGCCGCGACCGTCGCCGCCGAGATCAGCAAGGTGCGGCGGACCCGGAGGAGTTAGTAGACGCAGTATCGCTTCTGATCGAGTACGGGCACCACGAAAGTGATATACCGGACTACACCGTTGAGAAGTTTCGGTTATACCTGCGGTCGGTGCATCGCAGGGATTGCAGGAAGCGTCTCGACTACGTTGTAGATACGAGTGTCGCCATAGCTGGTGTCCTCTCGGGCAAGGATGCGACCAAAGAACACATGGACGCGCTCGGAGAGGGTACCAAATATGGCCAAGAAAAGTAGCAACAACATCGACATTGATGTCAATGCACACGACAATGTCACGCTGCCGCTCAGGGCGATAGAATCCGGAATCATCCGGTTTGTGGGGGCCATCACGGCCTCCATTGTCGCCTTCCGCGCGGCTTCCTTCCAGATCACCTCTGCGGCGGATCTGCAAGAAGAACTCATCAACGTACAGAAGACCACTGAGTTCACGGATGCAACTATCCAGCAACTTGGTTCTTCTCTGCGTGTTTTGTCCCGCCAAGTCAATGTCACCGCAACCGACCTCGCGAAAATAGCTGCGGTGGGCGGGCAGCTTGGTCTGGGCAATCAAGGCTCTGAAGCCCTGCTCGCATTTACCGATTCCGCCTCGCGCATGTCATCGGTGCTGGACGTGTCGGTGGAGAACGCGGCGAACGGTATCGCCAAGATCACCAACATCTTCAAGATCGGCCTGAAGGATGCAGAAAGTATCGTATCCGGCTTCAACGAGCTGTCGAACAACTCCACGGCATCAGGCGAAGACCTCCTTGACGTGGTGCAACGGATCGGTGATGCCAGCGTAGGCTTGGACCTGTCTGAGTCATTGGGCCTTGCCGCGACCGGTGTCGATCTGGGCCTGACGCTGGAAACGATCGGTACGTCATTCAGCAAGGTATTCCTTGACCTGCAAACGAAGTCTTCCCAACTCGCGCAGCTAATGGGGACAACGGCAGAGAAGTGGGCTGACCACGTTCAGGACAAGCCCGTACAGGCGCTGAAGGACTACCTAGCGGTGCTGCGTACGCTCGGTAACGTGGACCGGGCGCGTGTGTCGGAGCAGATAACCGGTGGCGGCCGTATCGCTGCGTTGATCAACAAGCTGACGCAGGACACCAACAACACCATTCTGGACAAGAATATCGGTTTTGCTGACAGCGGTATAGTTTCTGGCCTGTCCGCGATCAAGGAACAACAAACGGTATTGCAGGGGTTCAACGCGCAACTCCAGATTACCGGTAACCACTTCACTGCGCTGGCTTCCGAAGTCGGGGAAAGGGCCCTCCCAGTCGTCACCACGCTGCTGCGTCGCTTTCAGGAATGGGCAGATAGTCCGGAAGTGCTCGATGGCGTGATTCGGATATCCGAAGCAGTCGGCGGCGCGGCTCTGGCGTTTGTGGACCTTGTCCGCTTTGTCGCCGACTTGAATGTCAACTGGGACAACATGGTCAAGATCGGGGCGGCGTGGATCGCCCTGAACATGGCCCGGAGCATGACCACGTGGCTCGGTACGCTCGGGGCAGTACGCGCGGCGATTTCTGCAATTGACGGCACAGGCATGAAGGCGTTTGCTACCCGTTTGCAAACGATTTCAAATAGCGCCAAGGCAACGGCAACACACATCGCAGGACTCGCCGCCTCTGCCTCTACCGTTATCCTCGGCGCGGCTTCTCGCCCGTTCATTCCCGCCACCAATACCGTGGCACAGAATGCCAATACCGCGCAAAGCTCTGCTGCAGTCGCCGCAGCGAAAGCCCATTCGGCCGCGCTCAAAGAGCAGATGGCGGCCTACCTCGGGCTACAGGAGATACAGGCCAACTCCCTCGTACTGGCGGCGGCCCGGGAGGCCAAAGAGACTGCCACTACTGCCAAGATCACCGCACTGGGTCAGCAGACGGCGGCCGAGTTCGCCCTGAATGATCAGAAGCGGATTGTCGGAACTCAGAAGACGCTCGCGGCGGGTATCCGTGCAAATGCCCTGCTTGCTGCGAACGCTAAAGAGACCAACGCAATCATTGCGGCCAGCCATGCCCGCACTGCGGCGCTGGCGGTAGCGACAACCCCAGCCCAGATCACTTCAGCGAACGCTTCCTACGCCGCGCGGGTCGGGGTCGCCAAAAAGGCAGCACGCGACGAAATTGCGCTTGCCGAGAGTGTGTATACCGCTCGTCGCACCATCCTCGCCGCTGACCTCAATGCTACTCGTATCCATTACGCAGAGCGTGTGGCGATCGCCCGCGCCGCTGCCGAAGCAGAAGTCGCTGCAATCGCTGCGCTTACCGCTGCATCTACTGCGCAAGTTCTCACGTCGGGGGCCATCCTCGTCGCCGGCCTGAAAAAGATCATGGCCGGTTTGATGCGGCTGTTCAGCCTCGGATTGTGGGGCGCCCTGATCTTTACCATTCTGGACATGACGGGTCTTCTGGGCCCTCTTGCCAACGCTTGGCAGAAAGTCACAGATGCCGTCGGTCTGACCTCGGAGGCAATGCGTAAGCACGACCAGCAGCAGCGCATCCGCGACAAAAAGCTAGAGGACGAGACCAAGAGGCTGGCGGCATTACGGGACGAGTACATCAACCTAGCACTGGCACAGGGCGGGCTCGACCCGGAAGTGTTCGGGGTCAAGGTCAAGCAGGCAGACGGTCGCCGAAAGGAGACTGCAGAAGCGTCTGTCGAAGCCGTCAATAAGTTTGCGGTCAGCAAGCTGGCGGGGGAGCAGAGCAAGGGCATCAAGGAGAGTTTCGATGCCGAAAACGCGGACCTGAGTGTACGGTACAAGAAGCTGTCCGAGGAGATCGCCAAGGCCCGAAAGGGAGTGGCAGAACTCGACAAAGAGATCGCCTCGATGGAGCAGATCGGCGATGCGTTCGGTCTGGGGCAGGCACGCGATCAGCTACAGAAAGACAAGGACGCGCTTACTGCCCTGCTTCAAGATATGACGGAAGCCCAGTCCCAGATCGAACAGAGACAGGGCGCCGCCGCTGCACGGGTTATCGGTAGTTTCGACGAAATTCAAGAGGCCGCAGAGGATTTCGTTCCGGCACTGAAGCAGATTTTTACCAGCGAAATGGCTGCGCTTGTTGAGTCAGCGGTACTTCCTGCAGTGGTGGCCAAAAAGCAACTGTCGGAACTTAAGACACAGATCGAGGATCTGGGCCGAGCCATGTCCGCAGCGAAGGATGGGGGTCTGGTCAAGACCAAAGGACCGGACGGTACTGACGTAGAAGTCAGTCTCGCCGCCGCGCGTGCGCAAATGGTCGTGCTGGAGAATGCAGCCCTCGCTGCTACCTCAAAAATCCAGCAGGCAAATACCGCGCTCAGCAAGCTGGGGGACACCAACCAGAAAGATGCCTCTAGAGATACCCTGCTCGGTATGATCAATGCCATGGACCCGGGCAAGGTCGAAGCGGTACTGGTGATTCTGCGCCGGCTGCGGGACGAAAACGCTCTTGTAGGTACGATTACCCTTGGCGCAACCAAAGGGCCTGAAGCGGCGGACGGCACCGCAAACATCAGCGGTAGTGATTTGGCCCTCGCCCGGCTGCGTACCGAGAAGGAGATTCTGGACGCCCGCGTTCGTTTGCTGAGGGAAACCATCAATCAGGAACTAGACGAATACGGCGACGGCTACTCCCGTGGTCTGGTGGCGCTGGAGGACTACTACCAAGGCCGAAAGGTCCTGATCGAAGAGGGGCTGAAGGGGGAGATCAAGCTACGCCAGCAGGAACTGGTAGAGGCAACGCACGCGTTCAACACAGCAGGACAGAACAACCCCAACGACCGCGCGGCGCAGCAGGAGTCGGCACGTGCGGCGCAGGCGCGCATCCGAGGAGACATTGCCGTTCTCGAAAAGCGTCTGGGGGCCGTTGCCGGCGAAGTCGACCGTGACCGCGTAGCAGATATCAAAGACCGTAATCGGGAGATACTGGATCTGGAGATCCAGCTTGCCGAGGAAACCGGAGACGTACAGCGCGCCCAGCTTTTGCGCACGGACCTAGAGCACGAGGAGCTGATGACCCGGTTGCAGACCGAGCGTCGTCGCCTGAACGGGGAAACGGCCGCCGCCGCACTGGCGGACGATACTGCACGCCTGCAAAAGCTGGCGGAAGAGACGGCGAAGCTTGATCGTACGATCGCAATTGTCATCGAACTGAAGTCGCTCGGCCGGGTCGAGGCGGAAGTAGATGAGTTCATCTCCCGCACCAGTGCCAAACTTCGTCTCGGTCTGTCTGCGCCGACCGAAGTCGGGGCGCTGGTTCTTACCCAGATGGCCAAGAGCGGCCCTGAACTTGAACAGAGGCTGGAGAGTATCCGCGCCGAACTGGCGGCAACTCAGGATGAAGCGCAACGGGCCGTTCTGGAGAAAAAGCTGGCACTCGCGTCCGAGGCGGCAGTAGAGCTACAGAATGACTTGATCGAGCTACACCGCACCGCTATCTCTGCGTTCGGAAATGAAATCGATATCAAATTGCGGCTCGGCCTCATCGACATCGCAGATGCCAGTGAGCAGGTAGCCGCGTTCGCCCGGGACACGGCACAGAGCCTTGTCGGCCCGATCAACGAACTGCAAGAGAAGATCGCCAGCGGGGCGGGGACGCCGGAGCAGTTGGCCCAGTGGTCCAGCCGCCTCAACTTCCTAAACCTGCAGTATCTGGACCTTACCAACACAATCTCCGATCTGGCAGGTACGATCAACGAAGAGCTGAGTGGCGCTTTCAGCGACTTCCTGTGGAACGCGGCCAGCGACATCGAGAATATCGGGGATGCCTTCCGCAACTTGGGCCTGCAGATCGCCGAGACGCTGGGGCGGATGGCGTCCGAGCAGCTTGTCGAAAAGGCGTTCGGCGGCCTGCTGAAGGGCACGGGCTCGATTGGCGATGTACTCTCCAAGTTCATGGCGGGCAAGGATGCGGCCACCGCCAACACTGCGGCAACCGCAGCAGCGAATAGCCTAGTGTCGGGCGGTCCGGGCGTGCCGGGACTGCAGCGAGGCGGTACCCCCCTGACCCCGATGTATGTGCAGGATGTCGCAGCGGCAGGCGGCCTTGCTCCTTCCTTGGGGGGTGCGCTTGGCGGCCAGATAGCCGGGCCGGGCGGCGCGGCGGGTGACCCCTCTACAGGGTTCTTCGCAGGGGTGATGCAGAGCTTCACCAACCTCGGCGAGGGCATCAGAAACATATTCTCCGGGAAGGCCGGGATCATGGAGGTGATCCAACAGTTCGGCACCGATGTGTTCAAGGTATTTGGCACGGCTTTCGACAACCTCCGCCAGCTATTCTCTACCGCAACGGGGGATGGCGGGGATAGTGGGTTTATCGATGGCCTACTGAGCATCTTCAGCCCGGACAGTGGGGCCAAGGCGGCAGAAGTGGCCGCTCAGCAGGTTTCCGCCATCAGTACGATTACGACTGCGGCTACGGCTGCGGATACGGTTCGTGCCACGTCCGCCGTTGCAGCGACTGGTACTGTCGCGGCAGCGCAGGTTCCTGCAGCAGCGACAACTACGGCAGCATGGACTCCTGCGGCGACAGCCGCGTCAGTCGGTTCGTTCGGTAGTGCGGCAGCGATCGGTGTCGCGGCGCTGATCGCGGCTTTCTTGCTGGCGAAGAGCTTTGCAGGATCGTTTGCGGAAGGCGGTGTGATCCGGGGAGCGGGGACGGGGACCAGTGACTCCATCATCGCTCGGGTGTCTCACGGCGAGCACATCACTCGTGCAACCCAGACGCGTAAGTGGTTGCCACTGTTGTCGGCGATCAATGCGGGGGTTCTGGATGACTGGTTGCCCACGTTGCGTATGCCCAGCATGCCCGCGTTCGCAGACGGTGGTCTGGTCACACAGACTGCTCCCGCGCAGCCGCAGAGTGGCGGGGCCGGGGTGCGGATCATCAACGTAATTGACCCGAAGATGGCGGCCGACTACTTGACCTCATCTGCGGGGGAGAAGACAATCCTTAACATCCTGCGGCGCAATGCCGGAGCAGTGCGACAGACACTAGGCTAAAAATCATTAGAGGGGCAAAGCATGGCGTATCAAATTGGTTTTGTGGATAATTCCACGATGCTCGCGCACTACAAGATGCTTGAGACGATCAAGGATTTTGCAGTCGCGAACGGATGGACGGTGCTGCGCTACGACACCGCAGCGGAGAACCGTGAGTTGATCCTGAAGGGCATTGGGCTGTCCGGCACCGAGGAAATCTTTATCGGCATCCGCACCTACCACGATGTCGGGGCGGACTACTACAACTTTCTGGCCGGGGTATTCACCGGCTACGTGCCGGGCAATACGTTCGACACGCAGCCGGGGGCGGCGCTGGTGGGCTGCCCGGCGCACAACAACCGGATCGACTACTGGCTCACGCTGAACGGTCAGCGGATCGTACTGGCGATGAAGGTCGGCACGCCGGTCTACGAGCATCTGTACTTGGGCAAGATGTTCCCCTACGCCCGCCCCAGTCAGTTCCCCTACCCGGTGGTCGCGGGGGGTATGTTGGTCGGCGCCTCTGGCACGCGGTTCAGCGAGACCACGCACGACTTCTACCTGCGGGGTAACAGCGCACGGGGCCAGATGCGCACGCCGTCCGGCTGGATAAACATGCACTGTTACCCATGGGGGAACCAGTACATAACCGGTGGCACGACTCAAGCACGCGACACGGGTGGTGAGTACCCGCTGCACCCAGTGGAGATCCACGACAACACGGCGAACTTGTATGGACAACTGGACGGCGTCTACCACGTGAGCGGGTTCAACAACGCCGTTGAAAACACGCTCGTCATTGGCGGAGTAACCTACGTGGTGATGCAGAGCGTATCGCGCACGGGCCACACCGACTATTACGCACTGCGGCTCGACGCATAAAAGGACAAACACGATGGCCTACTACTCAGGCGCTGCCTCCAGTCTTGCTGACCTCAGAACTGCACTGCTTACCCACGCGCAGAGCGATGGCTGGGTATTGACCGGGGACGTACTCTCAAAAGCGGGCGTGTTCTTCCAGATACAAGTGACGGGGAGTAACGTCACCTGCCTAGCATGCGAGAGCAACGCGGTCGGCAATCCCGCCCCGTATGTGGTGCAGATCGGGCGTATTTACTCACTGGCGGGGTCTCCTACCGGTGAGATTAGTTTTCCGTGCACTTATGAGGTGTTCGGTTTCGCACAAGAACTCTACTTGGTCGTCAACTACGACGTGGATAGCTACCAGTGGGTGGCCTTCGGGAAGTCGACGGTGCCGGTTCTGGCCGGGCTGGGGGGATGGTGCGGGGCTACGATAGGGGCGACCGTCATCGGTGCTGGGTTATCGGCAGGGGGTCCTATATACATCTCGTCATCGAATGGAGGAAATACTGGTAACAATCGTATGACGACTGCGGCACTGTTTCATGGCACAGGGGCAGCTTTCGTAGGGCTCAGAAATTGGTATCTGAACGCAAAATTGGATGGCGTAGATTGGGTTGTTGCGTATGGATCGAGCGTTGAGGATGCCGGTCCCGGAGCAGAGCCCATAGCGCCACTCCTAGCCCTTTTACCTAGCGTATGGAACTCTGAGTCTGTCCTGCTCCCGATGCGGGCATACGCGAGTCGGCCGTCTAGCAAGTTGAGCCTGATCGCGGATCTGGAGCACTCCCGAAGATGCCGTGTAGACAACCTGACGCCGGGCGACATCCTGACCATCGGGTCGGACAAGTGGAAGGTATTCCCGTGGTATCGCAAAGACGCAGCTGCGCGTAACGGCGGTTTTATGATCAACCACACAGGTACTTTCGGCTGGGCGATCCGGTATGAGGGGCCGTAAGTGGCAGTCATCACAGGCTTCTTCGCGGGATCGTCAGATTACGGGCACGACAACCCGTACCTGACTGACGACCTGTACGACTATACCGACGCGTGGATCGACGACCTCGTCTACTGGGCCGCCACGCCGAGCCCCGGCGCGCAGCCGATGACAACCAACTGGCCGGTGTCGACCACGCCCTACGTCAAGTCGGGCAGCGTCGCGCGCAGCTACTTCGACGACTTCTACAACCGAATACACGTAGCTCCTAGAAGCATCAATGTCGGGACGTTGCTAAGTGCGCAGACTCTTCAGGTAGAGGTTTTTAACGCGTACTTAGTAGCCAACCAACTACAGAGCGTAACCCCCTCGAACGCGGAAGGGCTGGAGCTGACTAACGGCCCCGCCGTTCTGTTTTCGTGGCCCCCTCTGGGCTCCTATATCTACGATGTAGTTCTGGAGGTAGACGGTCCCCCGACTATCGATGCCTCGTTTGAAATCGTTTTCAATTCAGGGTCAGGTACCTTAGAGATACAAGGGCGCCGGGCGATCAGCTGGTTTTTTGGCCCTAACTGGGATACTCCGGTAGTGGAGAGGCTGGAGTGGAAGACGGATGTATTGGAGGCGTACTCTGGCAAAGAACAACGAGTAAAGGTTCGGGAGAACCCGCGCCGGTTCTTCGAGTACGAGACCTTGGCCAGCAACAATATCGACCGCGTCCGGATGGAGAACCTGCTTATTTTTTGGCAGGCTCGTCCGTATGGGGTGCCGGTGTGGGCAGAAGGGTACCTCTCCCCTGTTGCCTTATCTGCTGGGGCCCTCACCCTCTCTGTACCTACTGCGAATCTGGACTACGTAGTTGGTGGGCTGGTGGGAGTAGCGTACGGTCAGGCGGGGGAGACCGCAGAGATTACCGCCGTGGCGGCCGACTCGGTCACGATCAAGTCGCCCCTAATCGATACGTGGCCGGTCGGGTCCAAGATATACCCAGTCTGTCTGGCTAGGGTGCAGGAGAGCTTCAACTTGCCCTACATGACGGACTCGGTGGCCCGAGCCACGATGCAATTTTCTCAGGAGGACGAGCAAGCCATCACCCCGGCCACAGAAGCTGCCACGTACAGAGGGTACCCTGTACTGACAGAACGCACCAATTGGGTGGAGGATGTGGATACCGACTACGCACGCAAGGTTAACCTTATCGATTTTCTGACAGGCAAGTTTGCGGT